AAAAACTACACCGTCGTCGGCGTCGAGCCTGACGGCACTGGCGTTACTCAACTGCGTCTGGACGAAGCATGAGCCACGTCCGCACCCAGATCCGCGACGCCCTGGTCGCCCGGCTCACCGGCCTGGCCACCACGGGCGCCGCAGTTCATGGCCAGCGCACCCGCCCGCTAACCGCTGTCCCGCCATTCATCAAGGTCTATCTCGGTGATGACAGCGGAGAACTGCTCGGTGTCACAACCGACGCCGTCGAACAGCGCAGTGCCGACCTGGTGATCGAAGCCTACGCCAAAGACGGCGCCGACATGGAAGACATCCTCGACCAGATCGCCCTGGAGGTGCAGGTACAGATTGCCACTACACCAGATCTGACCTTTGGCGGGCTGGTCAAGATGATCCTCGCCCCGCGCATCGAGCCCGACGTCGACGACAGCCTGGAAAAGCCCTGCGGCATCAATCGCATCACCTACCCGATCACCTACTTCATTGCCGGCACAAACCCGGCCGTTTCCCTTTAGGAGCAATTCATGACCATCCACATTAATGCCGGGCTCAAGCTCTTCATGGAATCGGCCATCGCCGCACCGACCACCGTCACCGCGATCACCAAGGCCGCGCCTGGCGTCCTCAGCGCGGCCGGCCATACCTTCGCCAATGGCGATGTCGTGTTGCTCGAAATCCAGGGTATGTCCGAACTGCACGGCCGCTTGTTCAAGGTGGTCAACGTCGTCGCCACAACCTCTTTCCAGATATCCGGAATCGATGGCGCCACCGGCGTCGACACCACGCTGTACAACACCTTCACCAGCGGTACGGCGAAGAAGGTCACACTCGGCACCTCGATTACCGGCGTCCAGGAATTCAATTTCGCCGGCGGCGAAATCAAGGTCGTCGATACCACCACGGTTCACGACACCCAGGACACCCAGGCTGTCGTCGGCGCCACCGCCCAGTCGGCCGACCTGACCATGCAGTGGGACCCGGCCAACGCCGCCCAGCAGGCCATGATCACCGCCTTCCAGATCCGCGCCAACAAGGCTTTCAAGGTGCTCTATCCGGATGGCGTCTATGTCCTGTGGTACGGCACCGTCGGCTATACCGGCGCCCCGGGTGGCGGCAAACAGGGCGTCACCGTCTCGCCGGCGAAAATCACCATGCTGGGTGGCCTGACCACCTACGCCGCCTGATGAAAAAACTCGACCTGGCCCGCTTCCAGAAAGGCCGCGAATCGATGATCGTAGCCGGGCGCTACAGCTTCACCGTGCGCCGACCGACCCAGCTCGAAGTCGTCCGCCTGATGGCCGACGGCGGCAACCTGTCGATCGAAACCGCCTGCCGCCATGTCGTCGGCTGGGGCGGCGTCCAGGAATCCGACCTGTTGCCCGGCGGCGATCCCGAGCCGGTTGAATTCGATGGCGACCTGTTCGCGGCATGGATCGCCGACCAACCGGATCTCTGGGGCGTCATTGTCAAGGGCGTGGTTGATGCCGTTCGCCAACACGAGGAGGCAGTCGAAACCCGGGGAAACGTCTAGCCGAGTGGCTGGCGACGACCAAGCGTCAGTCGCCACCACCCGGCCCGGCCCCGCTCGACAGCCAAGTTTCGATCCTGGCCTGGAATCTGATGGGCGGCCTGATCGACTGGGACGCACTGCCCTGGGTCTGCGATCACCTGGGGATTGACGATGTAGACGCAGTGATTTTGGACATGATCCAGATTCGAGACTTTCAGCGATGACCCAGAAAACAGAATTCATCCTCTCGGCCCGCGACGATACGCAAGCCGCCTTCAATTCGGTCAACGGCGCGCTGTCAAAAATCACTGGCTCCAGCGTCAATCTGATCGAATCGTTCAAAGGCATCGGCCTCGCCGCCGTCGGCCTGGCCGGCATCGGCTCGCTGGCCGCCTTCAAGGGCCAGATCGACACCGCTATCCACGGCCTGGCCGACCTCAAGGACGCCTCGGAAAAAACCGGCGCCAGCGTCGAGAACCTTTCGGCACTCAAGGGTATCGCCAAGCTCGGCGACCGCGATTTTTCCGCCATCGAAGGTGCCCTCGGCAAACTGAACAAGGCCCTGCACGGCACCGACGACGAATCCAAGGGCGCCGGCAAGGCGCTCGCCGCGCTCGGCCTGAGTCTCAACGCCCTGCGCGATATGGACCCGGCGCAGGCCTTTATAGAAATTGCCAAAGCCCAGGAAAAATTTGCCGACGGTGGCGGAAAATCGGCCGCGCTGATGGCGATCATGGGCAAGACCGCCGCCGAACAGATTCCGTACATGCACGACTTGGCAGATGCGCAGCATCTTATCGGCAAGGCGACGACGCAGCAGGCCAAGGACGCCGATGACTACGAAAAGAACGTCAAGCGCCTGCAGGCATCGTGGGGAACGCTGTCGCGCCAGATGGGCGCCGCTGCCGCCGGACCACTCAAGGACATCACAGACTGGATGGTCCAGGCGCAAAAAGAAGGTGGCGTGCTGGCCGGCGTCTTTACAGGAATCGGCATGGCGATGGCTAAGGCCGTTGGAATCGAAATCAACCCGTTTAAGCGGGCCGAAAGTCAGGCTAGCGAAGCCTTTGCAAAAATCGCCACCCTCAAGCAGGGGGTCGCTGCCACCCAGGGCGCCATCGATGCCGGCGAAGGCGGCCTGCTGGGCAGCTTCGTAAATAAACAAAAACTGGCCATCTTCAAGGCCGACCTGGCCTCAGCGGAAAAAGACCTGAAGTCATCGACTGCGCGCCTGAAAAAAATAGCGGCCAGTGAAGTCGAAAAAGATAAGCCGAAAGACACGTCGCTGAATAGCCAGACTTTCGGCGCTGCAGCAAAGGGTGACAAAGGTGGTAGCGCAAATAAATCCGATCCGGCCACCGACCTGATCGCCAGCCTTGATAAGCAAATATCAGTCCGCGCCCTCGACCTGACCACTACCGAAAAGCTCACCGCTGCCGAGAAAGAGTCCGCCGGCATCCTGCAGCAGCTCGATTCCGGAACGCTCAAAGCCACAGCCAGCCAGCGCGCCCTTATCGTCGGCAAGCTCGACTTCCTGGTAGCCGCCGACAAGGAAATCGAAGCCCAGGCCCGCTACGCTGCCGAACTGACAAAATCCGAGCAGGCCATGAGCACCCAGCGCGAAAAAATGGTCGAGTCCATCGCCGCCGCTGAAAATCAGGCCGAAGTCCTCGGCCTCACCGAGTCACAGCTCAGCGTCGTGACGCAGTCCAGGCTCGACGACGCCATCGCCATCGCCAAGGCCAACGGAGCCTCTGAAGAATCCATCAAGTATCTTGAGGAGGAACTTCGCCTACGCGGCCTGCTCACGGATGCGCTGATCAAGGTCGATCAGAAGCGCATCGATCAGCAAGCCACCGCCACTGGCGAAATGGATGAGTTCGCCAAGTCAGCTGCCCGCAACCTGCAGACATCGCTGTCCGACTTCCTTTTCGATCCCTTCGCCAAGGGCACCGAAAACATGGCCACCAAGTTCGGCCAGCTCCTGCAGCGCATGGCCGCCGAAGCCGCCGCCGCCCAGATCATGAAAGGGCTTTTCGGCGACATGGGCAGCGCTGGAAAGGGTAGTAGTGGCGGTGGCGACTGGGGATGGGTCGGCCAGGCTGCCACCTTTGTCGGATCATTTTTTGCGGATGGCGGTGTGATGACAAGCGCCGGGTCTTTGCCCCTGAAAAAATACGCCAAGGGCGGTATTGCCAACTCGCCACAAGTCTCCGTCTGGGGCGAAGGAAAAACCCCGGAGGCCATGGTGCCGCTGGCCGATGGCCGCACCATCCCGGTCACCCTCAAAGGCGGACAGGCCGGCACGACCATAAACCAGACTATCTATGCCGGGCAGGGTACCGACGCGGCACGGGTTGGGCGCAGCGCCGCGGCTGGCGCCCGTTCGGCGCTTGGTGCCATCACCGGAGCCCAGCGCTATGCCTGATTTTCTTGAAGAGCGCATCAGCGGACTGATCCGCATGGGCGCCAGCTACGTCGACGACTACGCCGTCGACATCGTGCAGACCTCCGGCGGTCAGGAATTTCGGCGCCTGATCCATCCCTTCCCAACGCGCAAGTTCGACATCTCGTACCTGCTTGACAACGACAAGTCATACAGCGAGCTACAAGCCATCTATCACCGCGCCCATGGCCGCTTTGCCGGCTTCCGCATCCGCTGCGTCGATGAATATTCCAGCAATGGCCGAGTCGGCACGCCAACGGCCTTTGATCAACCCATGACGCTGGTTTCTGCTGGCGTTTATCAACTAATCAAGCGCTACGGCACCGACAAGGCCGCTGGTACTACTGGCTACGCCTACCGCAACATCAAAAAGCCGGTAGCCGGCACCGTCCGCATCGCCATCGGCAGCACCGAGATCCGCAGCGCCGACTGGTCAGTCGTCACCACCTCCGGCCGCGTTACCTTCGTCGCTGACAAGACCTACACCATCACCAGCATCACCCAGGCCGCTGCCGCCGTCATCACAATCGGCGCCCATACGCTGGTCATCGGTCAGTCGGTTCAGGTTTCTGCCGTGATCGGCATGAGCCAGATCAATGCCATGCGTGGCCTGATCACCGCCGTCACCGGCACCACCA